GCACCGTATCACGGAACAGTGATGGCCGCAAAAGAAAATGTAGAGCAATCTCGCGATATACTCTACACTTGTTTATCGGGGTCGGGCTTTTCTTACAGGACTGATATTGGATTACTACGTTAGGAGTTTTTGGGCGGCCACTACACGGCTACGCAACCCCGAACTAGAAAATGAGTGATCACGGCCATTAAAGACTGCGGTGATATTGCGCTTAACGCCTTCCGCTTTGCCACTATATTCTTTAGTTTCGTATTCGACACCCAGCACACGTACATCAATTGGTAGGATCAGCAGTAAGTCAATTAGGTCCTGTTCGGTCTGATATACTACTACTTCATCAACATAACGACAAGCTGCCAGCTGTATCTGGCGTTCCACGATACTTTGTACCGGTTTGTTTTTTTCTGTTGGGCGATCGATAGTAGGGTCTGTTTGTAGTCCTGCGATCAAGTAATCACAATGATTTTTTGCTTCAGCAAGCATGGCGATATGGCCAGCATGTAGAAGGTCAAAGGTGCTGAAGGTTATACCAATCATCTTACCTTCGTCTTTGAGTTTCCTAACGTGGTTGAATATCATTGATCTATTTCAATTTTTACTTGCAATGGGAAACCATGATTACGTGCGAGCAATGTAACTTCAATACCTTTTTGCTCAGCCATTTCGTAGGGTAGTACTGCAACCACTGCGCTGCCTTCTTCATGTACTTTAGCGGTTAATGCTTCGGCGGCGCCTTCGTCGTAGTTGAAAATAGCCTTAAGGGTTTCAACAACGAATTCTTGTGTAGTAGTTTCATCATTGATATAAATCACTCGATATTGTGATGGCTCGCTGATATTCAACTTTGGTTCTATGCGCTGATTAACTACTGTGGTTGTTTTGGTCGTAGTCTTTGTTGTTGTCATGGTATCATTCATAATAATTACTTATTGTAAGGTAAAGGGGAAGTTCGCTTCCCCTTTATTATACACACAAATTACTTATTTTGCAAACGAAATTTGTATCTTTTTAGGCTTATCTTCTTCCGGAACTAATTGTTCCAATGCGATACCAAGTATACCGTTTTTAACAGTGGCACCACGAACTTCAATGTGTTCTGCCAACGGGAAGGTACGAACAAAATTACGGGCACTAATGCCTTTATGTAAGTATTCCACTTCTGTTTCGCGTTTTACCTGTTCGCCTTTAACCGTTAATAGATTATCAGTTAATTCAACATCAATTTCGCTTTCGCTAAATCCAGCCACAGCAACTTCGATAACATAATGAGTGTCGTCTAGTTTAACTACGTTATGTGGGGGATAATTGCCGTCGGTTTTGCTGTTGGCAAAAGTGCGATGTAGCTGATCAAACATATTGTCAAAGCCAATTGTTTGACGATGAAGTTGGTTTACGAATGCAGGTACGTCGAGGGTATGAAGTTTTCCGATTGTGAATTGTGTCATTTTTATATCTCCTTTATTAAGCAAAATATGACTATAAGTGTAGCCCGACTATCGGCACTACAAATATATTTATACTACATATTGCTCATTAAAGCAATACATAATGGTAAAATTAATACATTTTTTTAGGGAGAGATTCGGATGCTAACTTTTTGCGCCAACGATTTACGGCCGCTGCCTTTGCTTTTTTCCGACGAGTAGTAGGTTTTTCATATTGCTCGCGCTCTTTAAGATCGCGGAGTAATCCCGATTCTAATACTTTCTTTTTAAATTTTCGTAATGCTTTTTCTAAAGGTTCACCATCACGTAGTGTAACGGTACAACCTGGGGCCATGGGTTTGTCTTTTGCGTAGTATGTCATAAAGTTATTTATTAAAGTAATCTGTTGGATTAGAAATATTTGCATCTATTGTTACATCGATCTTTGACCTAATCTTACTAAGCCATTCGTCTTGATACATTTCATTATTATAAAAGTAAACATTGTATGCTGTACCATTATTTCTACAAGCATCCGCGCATTCTTTAATTTGCTCTTCGGTCGCATTAAGAATTAATATCGATTGGATCTCGTCCGGTGGTGTTATAAAGTTACTATGCATTTTTTCCTAGATGTTGTTGGATTTGCTCGCGTTCTACTGTTGTTAATAGATCCGGATCATACTGACCTTGATCAATTTGGTCTATCAGATACTTGATATATTGCTGATCATAAGCATACACGTCAGTTTGACTCTTGTCAACCTCTATCCATTTATTTCCGTTATACTTGAACAAACGATTTGGTAGGAAGTCTGTACGTAAATACATATCTCCCTTTTCCGGAGTTTCTGGATACTGATTTCCAAAATCACTATTACTTGCTTTCCCTAAAGTTGGTGTGGTGTTGTCTGCTTGTGCAGTATACATCACACCTCGATTACGTCCCGGCATTGCCTCTCGAGCACGTGGAGCAGGCTCGGCTATCAGCTCGGGAATTTCCGGACCAGTTTGTACCCATTCATCTGATCCCGGATTCCGGATACCTTCAAATTGTATCTCAGCCTTAGCAGGTGGTTCTTGTATAGTGGGTTCTGTGCTAATTATACTTTCATCAATTGGTGGATTGTTTTTGGCATACTTGTCTACAGTGATAGCTTCGTCTTCAATTGGTTTATCTAATGCATCTATTTCTGCTTGAGTAAATGGACGTGTGATCACTCCGGGAATATCCTCAGCAGAAATATTCATTGCCGCTTCATCATCGTTTATTTTAGTACCTGGTGTCACACCAATGATGGTTCCATCCTTGTCGTGTATCCAACCACCTTTACCTTGTCTTGCCCATTCAAACTGCTTATTAGCGGCCAGGATCAAACACAATGCCAACGGGTCAAAAACCAACACGATCATGATAATAACAAACCGTACTGCTTTTTCCAAGACATTCTGATCTGGATTGTCACCGTATAGTAATGCCGCGATATACTTAATGGGGCCGACTTCTGCTTCAATCTTACGAAACTCCGCAGCCAATGGTGCCCGTTCTTCGTTGAACTTGGCAACATCCGTTTGGTTCTTTTGTATATCCGCTTGTAATGTGCCACGTTCTTTCGCTTGGCTACGACGCATATTGGCCGCACGTTGGGCACCAGTATCGTCTGTAGTCCGCGCCATCAATTGGTCCACGGACTCATCCATTTGCTTCAGTGCTTTGCGATTGGCCTCTATATTGTCTTTGGCTGTTTTAATCTTTTCGTCATAGATAGCTACCTTGCTTTGGGCATCACCAGATGGGATATTTTGGTCGAGATGGGCCTTGGAAAGATATCCAAAAATACCCATCGATGTTAACAACATCAAAAACACGATTGCAGGAACGAGATAAGTTTTAAACAGCCAGCTGGCACGTTGCCAATTATTGTGTAACCAAACTGTGGCAACGATTTTACCTAGCTCTAAACTTCCACCCATGATGATAACCGGTATGGCCGCTGCCGCGAAGATAGCGGTAAGACCCATAATGGAATAGTAAGCGGCTGTTAGGCTTAATAGCAATGCGGTTGCGAGAATAGTGTATCCAAATATCATAGTAACTATTTATTGTAAGATTGAACTACAATAATACACTAGTATGATGTAGACGTCAATATTTTAGGTAATGACTGTTAAACAGCGGTGCCAGATGCCGACACGTTACCAACTTGGGTAACACTGATGGCGGCTGTACCAGCTGAGGGTAAAAGGCTTAACAAATTACCACGTCCAAGCATATTGATACTAGTTGGACGATTCGCCGCCACCATTGGAAAGTTTGTAGCAGAAGTTGCAGTTGCATTGATTCCAACAAAACAAGCGACATTAGATACCACTGTAACTTTGGTACTGTTGATATTTCCTGTAGTTACCGCTGTTGCTGTAACAAATGTTTGTGTGTAAGCCATTTAATTATTCCTCATTATTGTTATTTACCAAACTAGAAGACTAAAACGTCTGCTTCCATGTAGTTGAATTTACCTTGGTCCAAACAGCTCTGACATTGCTCCACGTGGTTGATCCGGTTTTTACCTTTACGTTAGATACATAGGACCACGTATTTGCTCCTGTTTTAATTGCAGTACCGCCCGAGGTGATCATTGGGTAAAGCACGGTTCCAAGCGGAGCTCCCATACCAACCACTGGATCCCACCCAATATTTGCGGCATATCCCTGTGGCAATGGATCAGCATTAGTGCCTGTTGTTAAATCAGAATAAGCATTGATGTTGGAATACAATATTGGATGTATACCATTGATGACAGGGCGTCGACCACCATTCATTGACATGTACCTGGCAAACATGCCTGCTATAATCGGTGTAGATGCACTGGTTCCCGCTACACCGGTGATGGTGTCATTGTACCATAGTGGATATGTCTGATACGGTGCTGATACGTCCGGTACACCTCTCCCAGTTAAAGCAGTAGATGGCCCATATGACGAATTAGATGTAAAATATTTTTGATATGTTAGTCCTGTTTGCCAACTCGGTACAGGAAATACTGTGCTTATGCCTCCGCCAGATCTACTAGACACTGTCTCAGTAACCCTAGAATATGATGCGGTATTATATGTTAATACTGTGCCACCAACAGCCACAACATTTGGGCTGGAAGCCGGGTATCCAACAGAAAGAGCTCTTGGCGTAATTCCGCTCGATGATCCATAATCACCACTAGCAACACAGATAGTGATACCTTGTGCTGCTGCGTTGGCAAAGGCTGTTTCTAAGAAAGTTCCAGACGTATTATAGTATTCATCAGTACCCCAGCTTATACTGATAACATCACAATTTTCATTTATCGCACGATTGACTACATTGGCAAAACCTGTTGTGGAATTCTGTCCAGTATATAAAACAATATTTGCACTGGGAGCCATGCCAGCCACACAATATAAATCTAACGTATTTTCTAAACTGGCGTTACTGTCGCTTATGCTGAACACGTTACCGGCACCATCTACTAAAACGCTTGTGATAGACTGAGCAAGTGTCACGCTTAAATTACCCAGTGATTTTTGTAGGTCGCTTGGTTGCCACCCTCCACCTAGACTAATGATACCAACTTTTACATTGGATGCTGTATTGCTGGGGATATTATAAGCAGTTGAAATAATAGTGGGAGTAACATTGGTCCCATCTATATAATTTGAGAGACTGTCGGCCGGGTTAGCTGATAGTGTGCTATACGAAGTAATGCTGACATTGGCTATCATATATTAAAACGTCTGATACCAAATATCACCAACGTTACCTTGTGTGGTCAATGGTGCATAACTATTAACAAAAACATTACGTGTCACATTAGATGTCATCGCGATGTTACCATTGGATATAACGTTACCTGCTGTAATGTTACCTCTCCAGATATCCAGTGCTGGTGATACTCGTGCTACTACTGCTGTCCATACGTTAGCGGATCGCACTAAATCAATACGATCATTTTGCAGGAAGCTCGCAACACCAGCTGGTGCTTGGCCGCCCGGAAAAACCGTCGTTATCGCGTTACCGTTAACTCGAATATTAGAAATAGCATATGGCGTCGCTCCTTGATTGATCAGTATACCAATCGTGCTAGATGTATTACCCACTATAGTGGTATTACCTGCGCCGCCTGCATTACCTTGTATTCCAACATTAGCAAGGTTAATAATAATGTTGCTAGTTAGATTTGATAAGAAGAAAACTCCTGCTAACATCGTATCCAATGTGATTACCGACGTATTGGCATTTACATTCGACTCTATCCCTTGATAAAATGCACCAACCACCGTAAGATTGGCAGCGGTGCTGTTAATAACAGTAACGTTCCCTCCACCTATATAAGGTGATCCGTTTGCATACAAGAAGTTTGCCGCGTAAACATTGGCAGCGGTCACATTGCCTGTGGTTGTTACATTTGTAGTTAAATTTTGTAAATTAGCGATAACGTTGGCATTAGAATACGTGCCGACGATGCCGGTTAGGATATTTACTCCGTTGGCATATCTATAACTAGTTGCAAATATATTACCCGAACTGATATTTCCCACCAGGTAAGTTGCTACATTGGCATTGGCAAAGACTTGAGTCTGTAACGTAGTTATTGCTGAATTCGCAGAAGTGATGTTTGCACGTAATGCAGATATCAACGTGTCCTGTGCCACAGCATTGGCTGTCCATGCTACTGTTACCGCAGATACATCCGACACTGTATTTGATAGTGTTGAGGCAAAACTGGCAATGGACACATTGGCAGCGGTAATGTTTGCACGTAAATTACCAATCTCTAAATTAGCGGCAATGACATTTGCGTATATACCAGTTTCACGGGTTATGTATGCACCAGCTTGTATATTACCATATGTACCAGGTGGAGGATTTTGTCCTATGTATGCCGCAACTTGTGTATTACCGTATGTGCCAGCAGATATAACCTTTGCGTCAACATAGGTTTTCATCGCGGTATTGGCTGTGGTTGTTGCCGAACTCGCCAATGCATTAGCGGCCGCTATGGTCACATTAACTGCTAAAATATTGGCCGTGAGTTGCGGCACAGTGGCTATATTTGCTGTGGTAACTGTTATCGCTGATATGGCCGCATTGGCAGCGGTAATGTTTGCACGGAGTCCTGTGATGTTTGTTGTAGCAGTACCAAGATTTGCATCATGTGTTGATGTGATAGAAAATAACGAAGCGACGTTTGCTGTATGTTGTCCAACTGTTGTGGTTAATGTACTGATATTTCCGGACTGTACCGCGGCATTAGATGTTAATGTTGTTAATGCGTCTGCTTGAGTCACTGCATTGGCTGTCCACGCGACTGTCACTGCTGCTATGGCCGCATTGGCAGCGGTAATGTTTGCACGTAGTCCGGTAATGTTAGTGGAAGCAGTACCGAGATTTGCATCATGTGTTCCAGTGATAGAAAACAACGAAGCAACGTTTGCTGTGTGCTGGGAAATGATTACATTGGCAGCGGTGACATTAGCGTTTGTTGCAGCGATACTAGAATTGGCAGCAGTAACATTGGCGTTTACCGAATTGATCAATGTTGCCTGCACATTGGCATTGGCATAAAGCAACGTGATATTTGTTGTGGCAGTACCAAGATTTGCATCAAGCGAATTAATTGATGTCGCTTGTGTAGCGGCATTGCTAGTGAGTGTAGTGATATTTGTTGTGGCAGTACCAAGATTTGCATCAAGCGAATTAATCGATGTCGCTTGTGTAGCGGCATTGCTAGTGAGTGTAGTGATCGATGTCGCTTGTGTAGCGGCATTGGCAAAAAGTGTAGTGATATTTGTTGTGGCAGTACCGAGATTAGCATCAAGCGTAACGATACGTGCATTTGCCGCGGTGATATTCGCGTTAATAGAATTAAAATTAGTCGCGCTAAAAGTAGCATTAGCATATATTTGATATGCACCTAAATTAGCCTGTATAGACCCGACATTCGTTGTGGCAGTACCAAGATTTGCATCAAGCGTAACGATACGTGCGTTGGCCGCTGTAAGATTTGCTTGGAATCCTGTGATAGTGGTAGTAGATAAATTGGCCGCTGTATTGGCTATATTTCCCGCTAAATTTGCAGAAATCCAATTAAATACGTTTCCTGAAAAATTTGTATAAGTGGTTGTGACAAAGGTGTTAGCAGCATCAATCCTGGCATTAACATAGCCAATGCTAGTGGCTCCTGCAACATCATTAACCACAAGAACAACATTTCCTGCGCGGCCAGCCACCGTTGCTACCGGACTGGAAACTGTAATATTTGCTTGGCCGCTAGTGATGTTGGCAAAATTTTGATTTATCTTTTGGAACGCGACCCGTAATGTATCACCAGTTTGATCTCCGGCAGTGGCACCAATGTAAACGTTTGCAAAACTCATAGTATTTTACCTTATTATAAGGTATTTATGGCGAAATAGAAAAGCCCGCAGTAAGCGGGCCCGGGGTAATTGCAGTGATTTTAATTAAGAAAAAGCATATTCGTAATTAATACTAGATTCGTTTTCACGCATAACAAATGCACCATTTTTTAAATGGAACTTGCGGGCCATCTCAGTTTTTGGGCTCAGTGTAACGAATCTAGTGATCTTGGGATATTCCTGACGTATCTGATTTACTATGGCCATCAGCAATTCAAAGCCGGCGCCGGGAAAATAACTCCATATAGTATAAAATATAGCTGTTGTAGGATCCTTGGCTGGTTCCCCAAGTTCTTCTACTGAGGCAGGAACAAAATCGTGTAGGCTAACGCATATCATTGCTTTTGGATTGCCCTCTGCAATCAAGGCGGCAACAAAGCGATTATCGCTTACTCTAAATTCGCGTGATATTTCGGGACGCACGGGATCGTCTCTAAGGTAATCCAGTAAGGGATTTGCAAGGTCGGTAATAATTGATAACATAATACTAGTATATATCTATTTTTAATAATATCATGCATCTTTGTGACTCTTATGCGATCCACCCTTGCCCCGACACCTCGTGATACCAAGTATAAAAAGTTTTTGGAATTTCTAAATACCATTTACCAAGGGTATCGATGTAATTCGTGGGACTCGATGCCAGGTGTTTATATCTTGGTAATATTTCAAAATTATTTACGGCAAATAATTCTACTTCAATTCCACTGCTACCTTCGGTAAATTCTAATAGATCTATAGTTAGTAGTAAAGGAGCAAATAAATCAAATCGACGTATAGTATGATTTTCTTCTATTAGACCATCGTTTAATTTAATAACGCCAACGGTATGCCCATGGGTACGTAGTCGCAACTCTACTGTGAGTTGGCCATCCGAGTTAATATCCGTGATGTCTGAGAAATTCTGTGTAGTGTGGGGCATAGTCTAATATTGAATTATTTCTAAGGGATTCAAAGCTCTTTAAAAATGTTACTAATTGCTGTCTAAGTACATCTGCATTATATGGTACTATATAAGTAGTAAGCATTCGATGATAGTCGATCACCATATCGCCGATGACATTGAATATTAAGTCCGATCTGCGTATATTAATCGTATCACTTTTAATGAGTTTGTATTTTACAATTAATTTTTCTATCTTGTCTATAGTTTGCTGGCGTATATCTTGTGGTAATAGCTCAACTCGCAGACACTCGGGCTTGAATAGTATATTACAGCTCTCAGCAATAACATTCTTTTCGATCATGTATTCAAATAGTTGATCTATTTCCGATATGGTAAAAATATTTGGAGTTATACGTAAAGATATGTAGAGCCCCGTTGAACTACGTAATGCTAAAAATTTATCTATATTACTTAGTATAGAGTTGATCTTTCCCGGATACCGTATATAGTCATTCAAACTCGAAACTGCTTCTATACTAATCCCCAAATGGAATTCCTTGAATTGAGAGATCAATTGATTTACACGATTATTGTATATCGTGCCGTTTGTGGTGGTTCCCACGATAATATTTTTTGATATGCCGGCGGCGATGAGTCGCTCACAAATGGTATAGAATGCTTCGTCGTAAAGCGTTTCTCCGCCGAGAAAATGTATATATTTGAGATTGGGTATTGCAATTAACTCAGTGATAACACGTTCAAGAGTAGCTGGATTTTGTGTCCACGATGTATACTTAGATGGATTTTCAAATAGCGTAGAATTGATTTTATGTAGTTTTATATAGTCTGTATGCAACCGACTACTGGATGCTGGATCACACATTATACAGGCGCTATTACATACATTACTAAGATCTATTTGCAAATCCACTGGGTGGTAATCTCCGTGTCCCGAATTTTCGTGGCTGTGCAAAAATCGTTGGTAGTGCGTACTACTACGCATAGTGCGATCAAAATCATTAAGCTGAACACCGCTCTTAAGTAGCTGTCTGGTGCGACCGCTTAACTTCCCAAACTCATCTTCGTAATAACAACTGCTACAGCCCGCCGGGCTTTGACCATTGAGCAATGCCGACCGCAATTGGCGCATACGATCGCTATTATAAAACTCCAACATAGATGTGTTTTCTATGTTTATAGACTTATGCTTTTCATCCTTGTACCAACGGCATTCGCTAAAATCACCGTTGTATGTTAGGCGTATATGATACCACGGGCTGGAGCAAAATGACTTTGATAGCATCACCCAAGTTTCATTTCGTCGAGTGGGTGCATTCCTCCTGCGGGACGATTGAGGGCAGTATAGTATTCATCGTCTTCTACCGCTATAACAGAGCACGAGTTCATTGTTTGTTGAAACTCCTTTTGTGGGTTTTTATACTTGACGATAGTACAGGCAGTGTCGTCTCCGGCTTTCTTGCGGTCAAGCTTCGACAGTAGTGTCAGCAAATTACGGCGTGTCAGATAAAGTTTACTCATGTTATCAATACCTCTTTTTGGTTAAGTCTATCACTGTACATTTTGTTCCCACGATCACGGATCAAGTCTGCCATCCCCTGTGGGTTGTCTTTAAACATATCTCGCACATCATCTTCGGTAATGCTTCCATCCATGGTAACTGTGTAAATCTCATAATGTCTTTGGGAATTGGCCCGTGCTCGCAACATTATACTACTAACTATATGCTGAAGTCTACTGGATTTATTTTCGTTTTTAAGCAAACTCCACACTTGCTCTTTTTCCATTGCTGT